CGTTTTATCTCAGTTTTATTTTTACGCTTTACTGAAACGCGTAACAAATTGCAAGAGGTTGATCGCCTAGGAGCATTTAAAGCCGACGATGAAGTGGGTTTTGTATTTAAAGATATCGACGAATCGATCGACGATTTATATCAATTTATAACCAAGTATGTCAACACAGCAGAAGATAAAGAAGACGAGAAAACCAAAGACTAAAAGATTATACTTTGGCCCGGATGTTGACTTTGAAATAATAAAATACAATGAGTCGAAAGACTCAATAGAAAGAAGTAAAATTTATCTAAAAGGTATTCAGCCAGCATTTGAGAAGTTAGTTGAAAATATTATACATACGTTTAAGTTCTACTATACTGGAGATCAAACAATGCAACAACAGCAGCATGAGGTGGTTAGTTTTTTAGTAGAGAAACTTCCTAAGTTTAAGCAGGCAAACGGAAAAGCGTTTAGTTATTTTAGTATAGTTGCTAAAAACTTTTGTATTCTTAAAAATAAAAGTAACTACAAAAAGCTATTAAGCCATGATCGATTAGATGTAGGAAGTGATCTTGTAATGGGAACAACCTATATCGAGATTGAGGATAAAGAGCAGCAGTTAAACTTATTTGTTAACAAGTATGTAGAGTACTGGGATGAAAAAATTGAAGAGGTCTTTTCAAAGCAAAATGATAAGGTTTTAGCTTATGCAATATTGCATTTGTTTAAGACTAGGGATACAATTGAGTTGTTTAATAAAAAAGCACTTTACATTTATATAAGAGAGATGTCGGATGCAAACACTCAACAGATAACAAGAATGGTAAAATTCCTAAAAGACAAGTATAAGATAATGTATAACGACTACTTGCATCACGGATACATACCAAAAGATAAAGTGTATTAATGCTAATTGCAATAAACAAAGAAGAGCTTATATCCATACTAGAGTCTCAAATTAAGAATTGGGAAGAAATAGGTGGAGGTGCAAATCTTGAAGCTTATGAATTTGATCCTAAGAAAGTCGGTAGGCAAGAGCTTATCGACTTAGGTTTTTATCAAAACCGCGATCCATGGATAGCAGGAGTTCAAATTAAAAAGCTTCAACAGTACCTTAACGATATAAGACAAAATCCGGGTATAAGGATTTAGTACTATTTTTGTTAGCTGCTATTTATATAAAAGCAAAGCATATGGATAAGGATAGTTTATTGTTTGGAGACAAAACATTTTCAGATTTACTACAAGATGTTTATACAAACACAAAGAAAAAAGAAACACAAATTAATGGGTTAATTGATCAACTAAAACCAATGATCAAAAGTATGACTGACGCTTCCGTTATGGTACCACTAGTAAAAGAATACCTAGAAGTTTCAGTAAAAAATGACGATAACCTAGTTAAGTTAACAGCAATCATTCAAAGATTATTGGTCAGCACAACAAAGATTCCAACAGATGGAGAATTTGGCTTATCTGAATCAGAGCGTGCTCAACTAATGTCAGAAGCTCAAGAATTAATAGACAAAGCATAGGCATGGGAATGTTTGACTTAATTCAAAGTCCATATGGACAAAATCCAATACAACCGGGATTACAAAAGCAGCGTATTGTTCCTGCTCATGTGCTAGAGGTGTGTATGGATGCGGAGTCAAAGATGTACGAAAATCCAGCAGACATTGGTAAGATACGATATCGCGATGTAGGAAACCTTACTCCATTTAAAAGTAATATGGAGGATGACATAGCAGCAGAGGCTTGGCCAATGGATAGAGCATTTGGTCGATATCCTTTACCTGGAGAGCAGGTAATGGTTTTTGAAGCTTTTGGTGATGTTAAATTACCAACAGCAGATGCACTACAGCGAATATCTTTCTATGCATTTAATGTAAATACCAATCACGTTATTACTTCAAATCAAACTCCATTTATAGTATCCAACGTAGATGTTATTTCTAAAAAACGAGTTGCAACATCACTTGCAGTAAAGCGATTTGAAAATAAGTTAATCGATCCGTCAGAGTATAGAGACGGAAGTGATGTTAAGATATATCCACAAATCCAACCCTATGAGGGAGACTTTATATTGCAGGGACGTTTCGGAAATAGTATACGTTTAGGATCAACAGCTCCTAATTCTGAAGGAAAAAGAGAAAAAGGCAACGAAGCTTTACCATGGACTAGTCATGGACTACCTGGTGATCCAATAATGTCACTAAGAGTAAATAGTGACTATGTAACAGATACAGCAGAGATGTATGTGGTGGAGGATCCTGCAAAAGATCAAGGATCTATTTATATATGTTCAACTCAAAATATAGAATTAAAATTGCAAATTCCAAAAAGAATGAAAACTTGGGAAGAGGCTTATACTATAACAGCGGGATCAGACACTAAAGATGGTCAGATACCATCAACAAGTAAGCTATATGAGGAAACACATGCAAAGGTAGTTGATCAAACTAAAGATACAAAAGATCAACTATTACCAGTACCAACAACTACATCACCAACAGATGCAACAAATCAAGCTATAGATTCAGCAAACGAAAATCCAGCATCGATTCCAGATGATCTAGTAGATGCTCAAGATGTAACGCCAGAAACAACTAACACAACTCAAGAAATAGTAACTCCAACAAACGACTCAGCTGCCGCTGCCGCTGCTTTTGGAGATGCAGGAGAAGAGTGATAAATAATAATTAAATAAGATATGCCAGCAGCACCACCAACTATAGCAAGTGATTTTAAAGCCGAATGTCAAGCTATAGCAAAAGATATAGACGCTAATTACGATAAGATAGTACAAAAGTATGTAAGTGGAGCGTTAAAGGGTGCTGGCATTGAACCAAGAATTAAACTCTCAACTTTAATGAATTTAGCTCAAAAACTAATGATACCACAAGTTCAAAAGTTTGAAGGAGGTTGGGCAGATAACCCAGCTGACTCCGGAGGTCCAACTATGCGAGGAGTGATCACCTCAACATTTCAAGGATTGTATTCTGAAATATTCATTAGTGCTACTGCAAATGCAGGATTAAGTGCTACATCATCTAGAGCTGCTGCTTTAGCAAAAAAGTATCCAGGCATAAAGAGTGGAGATAGAAGAGGTGAGCATGTAAAGGGAGCTCTGTACACACTTTGTAGTAGCGAGAAAGTGGCTCAGCTTTTTATTTGGTCATTCTTATGCTCGTCACTAAATGGCTATCCAATTGCTGTGATGGCTGAAGATGCATGGTTAGGGTATATCCAATTTGAAATGGCTTGGGGAGGTGGACCTGGTAAAGTGTTTGGAGGTGGTGCGAATTATGATGGTGTAGCTCAAAAAGAAGAATTTGGATATAATAGAAATAAAAAAGGAACCCAAGGTTGGGTAAAGTGGTTAGCTGAAGATTTAGGACCTACTAAAATACCAGGATTTGCAATGCATTGCTTTTTCTCACATTTATCTTTTTTTGATAGAATTAGTAGACCGGGTAATAAAAATAACGTATTCCGTAAAGGTTGGTTTAATCGATTAATGAATTGGCCAAACTCCGATTTGAATATGTGTATCATTGTAAACGAACTTTTTAATAAGAATGTATCTGGTATGTTTGAATTTGATGATAAAGAGAAAGAATTTCTTACACAAAAAGCTAAGATATACGATACTTTAGTGTTGTACATTCCAGACACTATTTAAAAAGCATATAGCTAAAATGGCAGGTAATAAACCAATAACGTACGCAGAAATCCTCGAGAAAGTAAAGAAAGAGGGTGGTTTAGAAAAAGCACTAAAAGGAGGCGCAGGAAGTGGTACTTTTGGAGCTGGTGGTGATACGGACACTAGCGGTAGCGGTGGATTTAATCCACAAGATTTAGTAGGAAGAAGTATAGAGATAGAGGTACAGCAGCTTCCTATTATAGACTTCCCTATGGAAGACTATTCCTATAAAGAAGGAATAAGCAAAGCAGATGGAGGAGGACCTGAAGCTGTAAAAAAAAACCTATCGTTAAAAACAGGAGGAGATGGTTTATTTATAAATGACTTTAGCAAAAAGAGTGGTCAAATAGTAATTAACAGTAGTCGTGTACTTATAAACGCAGATAAGGATTACTTAATGCTTTTTGGAAAAAACGTAGCAATAGCATCAACTGGACCAGTACACATAGATAGTGGAGACTCAGTAACTTTATTTGGTGAAAGTGGATTATACCTAGGAGTCCCTAACAAGGGGGATAAGTGGGATGAAAACGATCCCCCTAAACCTAAATTAAAATCAGACCCAATTCCAAATCAAGCTTATGAGCCATTGGTATTAGGAACAAAATTGGCAGAGCTTTTAGATGATATGTTGGTAATTTTAAAAAATGCCAATATTTCTGGAGTAGGTGGAAAGGCGTACTTTTTAGAAGATACGCAGTATGAGTTGGCGTGTTTGCAATCTCGTATTCCAGAATTGTTGAGTACCTTTGCGTATGTAGACGGAGTAAGCCACCAAAAAAGAATAACACAAGCTCCAGTAGAGCCTGCAAAATTAACTCCATACCAAACCAAAATAATAGGTACAATCACAGCACTTGGAGACTCAACTTTAAGTAACACAATAACTAACCCAGCTCCAACCAATCCTATAACATCACCTTTGAAAGATGTTCCAGGATTTTATGAGTCTGTGGATAATTTATATAACATATTAGGAATATAATATATGGCAGATTTAAACGGTAAGTTAGGGCAAGTACCTGGAGGTACTGCTGTAATACAGTCGGATGTATTTTCATACTTTGTTCAATTGCAAGCAGCTTTGAAGCGCGATAAAGGTGTTGAGTTGGTTGTAGAGCAAAGCTATTTATCTAAATTTGAAGTTACGGACGAGTTGAGAAAACTTGTAAAAAACAAACAAGGGAATGGTACACCAGAGATAGCATCGATGTTAGATCCTAAAGTAAGAATAGAAGATATTTTAGGAGTAAAACCACCGGCTTCAGTGCCAAGTGGATCAACTAGTCCAACCGGATCAACTAGTCCAACCGGATCAACAAACATAAGTGGATCAACAGCACCAACTCCTCCAACTGGATCAACCTTTCCAGCAGATTCTTATCCAAAGCTTGAAGCCTATATTAAAGCTTTAAAACCATCCGATTTCAGCACACCACTACATACTGCATTTAAAAGCCCAGAAGAGGATTTTCCTGTACTACCCTTTCCTAATTATCCAGGACTTGATCCTAGACAAACAGCAAACCTTATAGTAATAGGTCCAAAAGAAAACATCAAACCAGACATTTTAACTTGGATTTATAATAATAGTATTCTTTATGGATTTCTTCCTTATGGTAATCCTCAAACACAAGGTCTATATTACGTAGGAATACAACAATTGAAGAATAAGGTTAAAAGTGCAGAAAGTGTTATAAAGGTGGTTTCTATATTTTTGCAAGAGCAGTTATCACCTGATCAAGTGACTGTAACAGTTGATAAAGTAATTACCAATAGTCTTACTGGAGGTACAGAGTTCGCTAATCCAGGTAATTTTGACTACGTAATAGGTACTGTACCAAATAATAAAAAAGTACAAATTCAACTTGTTTGTCTATCACATCAAGGAAAAAAGCTATTAAAAGAGGATGTGGCAACAGCGTTTGAAGCCATGTATCAAGCTTGTAAAAAAGAAATAGGTGCATCATTACAAATAGGCTCAGACTTTAGACCACCATTCAAGCTTGAGGGAGGACTTAAAACAAAGGGTGGACAAACCATAAACCCAACTACACAATACGATTGTAGAAAGTATAACGCAGTACCTAAAGGACGGAGTGATGAGGACTATTTATTAAACAACAAAGCAACAGATTTTTCCCCACAAACAGCTCCTCCAGGAGCTTCTAATCACGGTAACGGTATAGCAATGGACATCTCTGCTGTTAAAGCAACATACTTGTGGATGGCAAAAAATGCACATACTTATGGATTCTTGAGAGCTGTATCTTCGGAGGATTGGCATTGGGAATATTACCCACCTAATAAACCATATGTAGGACTAAAAGGTACTAAGAGTTGTGTAACAGGACCATACACATTAGTAGAGAAATCGCACTCAAGTTGGCACAGTGGTACCAATGCAGTAGACTGGGAGTCTGCAGGTCCATTTAAAGGAGATGCCTCAGTAAAAACTACTGCATAATGGCTTTAAACTTTCAAGAAAATTTTACAAAACCATTAACAGCTGATCTTACTGAAGGTAGACTTAAGGGACCTGAGGATTTTGCATTAGCAATTGTTAAGTATTATCTTGACACTGTTAAGGATGGTATGCCCGTAGGTGTTCCTCCAACACTGCCAGCACCAGGCCTTAATCCAATTGCCCCACCTCCATTTAATATAGGTGTAAGTGGCGTTAAAGTTAATCCCGCAAAAGAGCAAGCAATGCTATCAGTGCTAAAAGCTTACTTTATGGCAAAGGATATAGAATTAACAAAGGGTGCAATAGATGGACTTAAAGGAAGTATTACGCAAACTACAAATAGGTTTAATCAAAAAAAGCAAGAAATAACAAAACTAGTAGCACAAGTAAAGCAGGCCTCTCTTGAATTAAAAAACATTCCAAAATATACAAAAGAAATAGTAGAGGGAGTTAAAGAGATTATAGGAGAGGAAAAAGCTAAGATCAAAGAACTACAAACGTTTTTTTCAAACTTAAAAGAGGAATCAAAATCCTTAGGAGTTGACGAAGATAAATTCAAATCTATATTTCAACAAGAGTTAGGGCTTATAGAAAGCTTGAAAAGTTTTGAAATTAAAAACTTTAGCGACTTTGCAAAGATACCAGATTTAATAAAAAACACAAAACAAACCATAACTAGATTAAAAGGTCAAGCTGTAATGGGTACCTCAACAAATAGCGATACTAAGTTTAGCGACATTAAAATGTATGTTGCGGATAAGCTTTTAGAGGTAGCTCTTTCTTTTGAAGAATTAGCAAAAATAGTACTGAATCCACCCAGCTTCCTATCCTATGTAGAAAGATTATCAAAAAAGAATCCAAAAGTAATTAGACTGTATCGAGGTATGCAAAAATTAGATGCGGTTGAGCGGTTTGTAAAACCTGAAATTCAAAAGTTAAAAATACAAATAGAAGGCAAAAAGGCTGAAATTCAATTATACATTCAACCAAAGTTAGATACAATTAAACAGAAGTTAGAAGATAAGGTAACAGAGCTATCAGTAAAAGTAGATAGTAGTCTAAAGACTAACCTCTATATGAAGGCTACAACAAAAGTAAAAGAATTTAAAGAAAACCACGCAGAATATATAAAAGAAAAGAAGAAGGAAGTAGAAATAATCCAAAAGATAATTAAAAAAACCAATACACTAGTAAAGCAGACAGTTACACTACAGAAGGACTTGGTAGCTGAGTTTGATGGTATTAAAGATGAACTAATACTGTTTAAAGAAGATGTAAGCGCTAGTGTTTCTAAATACAAGGATCTCTCAAAGGAAGCTAAAAAGCAATTAGCGGATAGAGCAGCACAACCGTTGATTCCAAAAAAAAGCGAACAGACCACTCCAATTGATCCACTAATACCACCATCAATATCTACAATCAATCCACTAGAGCTAGTACAAGGTTACGAAAGACGCATAGATAGTACTGCTGACTTGCAAAGAACAAGAGAACTTAGAAAGAATGCCTTAAAGAATCAACAAAAACCAGGTCCTACAGAGGATCAAGTTTATACCTATATGAGCAAAATGGGTTTGGGTGATTTCTCAAAAACAGCATTAAGAATAATTTCAGAGAGTAAAACAGACCTTGTAACTTTTAAGCGCTTATTTGAAGCAAAAAGAAAGCAATTTGAAACTTACAAACTTACTATAGAGGATATGGTAGATGAGGCACAGGATTTGTTAAAAATGCTTCAAGAATTGTCTAATGGAAAGGGTCCAGTTGGCAGTAAGGTAGCGTGGGCAAAAACTAAAGGTAATCAATTAAAAAAATCTAAAGTGGGAAGATTTGCTACTGGAGTGGGTATATCTTTAATGGGCTTATTCTTAGATCTTGTTACATACTTAAAACCAATTATTGAAAAAGTAAAAAAGTTAGCAATACGCTTATTTGAGGGCATTAAAGCTTATGTAAAAAATAAAACTGCTAAATTTGAAAAAGATATAGAATCGTATTTACTAAATCTAATACCACTAAAGGGTTATATTGCTAATAAGGGTGCAGATGCCCGAGTGAAAAAACTAGTCATTGACGCAAAACGTAGAAAGGCAGAAGATCTAGTAGAGCAGGCAAAGCATTACAAAAATTTAGCAACAATTATTGCAAAAATAGCAAAAGGAGCTTCCGGGTTATCCAAAAACCTTATTACAGATAAAAACTACAAATTCCCAGCAAACCAAAGATACGTTAATGAAATTGTTAGCGGCTACTTTGGTTATAAGAAAGAGCAAGATGGTCCATCAAAGCAGTTAGAATCTGAAGAAGCGGCTTTTAGATTAAAAATGCAAGAACTAGCAACTATTGATGCTTTTGTAACTGGATTTATAACTTTGCTAAAAGGTGTATTTGATTCTTTAAAAAGTAAAGGAGGGTTTAAAGAAGAGTTAGATGCTTTTACATTATCCTTAGAACAGAGTGGTGCTCCATATGCAGCAGGATGGAATCAACTTATGTCAATATTTAATACACCAATAAAAGATCCTAAAGCTCTTGGCAAAGCGGTTATATCAATAGTAAGGGACGCTGAAGCGGTTACAAAGATGGCACAGGCATTTCAGAGTCTAGAAGTATTTGGTTTTTTAAGTAGAATGGAAACTAAGTATTTAGGTAAAACTCGAGAGTTAATTAAAACCTATGTAGATAATCCAATAGGAAACGATCCCAACCATCGTCAAGCAATGGAGGAGTGGGCATTGTGTTTGGATAGGAATCAATCCTTAGTAGCTTTTTTATTAACAAAACTTACCGAAACAACCGATAGATTTTTTTTATTTTTTAATAAGCAAGTAAAGCTGTTTATTGCTAAACAAAAGGTTTTTATCAAAGCAAAATTAGATGCAATTGTAGTGGCACACGAGGCTGATTTAAACAAGATAAAAGATAAACTTATAAACGTTGAATCGGTGTTTATGGGAATCGCTTTAGACTTAGCTGCACGTGCATTCTGGACTGGCACAACCTGGCAAGGAAATACCGGAACAAACCACTTAACACTAAACATTGGATTATTTAAAAAAATAAACATACTTCCTGAAGATGGAGCAACGGGTATGGCTGAAATGATTGCTGCTAGTTTTGAGCTTCAACTTAAGACAATGACTGGACTAGTAATACCTCCACCAAATACTGGAATACCACCTATACCATTTCAAGGCTACATCTAAAAACGTAACTATTTATATATAAAAACAACATGAAAGCATCTGATTTTGTAAATTTAATGCGCAAGGTTATACGCGAAGAAGTTCGTTCAATTGTTCGAGAAGAATTGAAAACAATTAAACCGCTTCTGAAGGAAACCGCACAACCAGGATTGAACGCCTCTTTGAGGCAGGGCCTTCCAGCAAAAACGCCAAAGGTTGCAGCTCCGACAAGAAAGCCGTCAATTACACCTCCAACATTTGAAGGTCCGTTGGCAGGTTTACTAAACGAAACATATCAATCAATGATAGCACAACCACAAGAAGAAGAGGAGTGGCCGGACATGAATGGAGGAGCTCTTACAGCAGATCACGCTCAAGGAGGAGTACAAAGCATGGCTAGTTTGTCGGCATTAATGGACGATGATGCACCACTTCCAGAAGCTGGTGGATATAGTGATCCAACGAGAGCGTTTATGAAAGATTATTCAGCAGTATTGAAAGCGGCTGATGAACATAGTATGGGGAGATAATGGCAATAGAAGTAAGAATAAACCCGATTGATTTTGAACCAAATACAGCGATTGGTATTGACTTACCTATGAACGCTAGTTCGGGGACTTCTTTTCAGCTTAACTATCTTTCAATAGATCAAGCAGTAGCTAATGCTAAAAACTTACTATTAACAAATAGAGGAGAGCGTATAATGCAGCCAGAGTTTGGTTGCGATTTACGTAAAACATTATTTCAAAACATAACAGAGGATCTAATGATGGATATTGAAAATCGCATTAGAACAAGCTTTGAATATTGGTTACCTTACATATTTATTAATAAGTTTACCATTGACGAAAATGTAGACGCTAACCGCGTAAACATAGTACTATCCATCAGTCTTGCAGGTAATCAGGTAGACACGAGATCAATACAACTTGAGATCATAAACACACAACAGAATGGCTAACATATCAAAGACGACATCAAAAGATATAAAGTACCTAGGAAGGGATTTTGATTCCTTAAAGAGAGGGTTAGTAGAGTTTACAAAAACATACTACCCAGACACCTACAACGACTTTAATGAAGCATCACCAGGAATGATGTTTATTGAGATGGCTTCGTATATTGGCGATGTTCTTAACTACTACATTGACTCCGAGTTTAAAGAAACACTACTACTACACGCTACAGAGCGTAGAAATATACTATCTATAGCCGCTGCTATGGGATATAAACCAAAGATTAGCGTTCCATCACAAGTAGATGTAGACGTCTATCAGCTTTTCCCTGCCTCAGGAAGTCAAGGGAACGTCGTTCATGATATGAGATATGCGCTCAAAATTCCAGCTGGAATGAGAGGTAGAAGTACAGCAGGTAATGTTGAGTTCTTAGTACAAGAAGATGTTGATTTTTCAGTTGACAATATATACTCCCCAACTGAAATTTCTGTATATACGGTAGACAATAATAATGCACCAAACTATTACCTTGCTAAAAAAACAGTAAAAGCTATTTCAGCACAACCAAAAATAATATCTATACCAGTAACCGATACCAAAAAGTTTTTTAAATTTCAAATAGAGGATAGCACCTTGATTGGAATTGATAGTATTATCGATGCAGACGGTAATACCTGGTATGAAGTTCCTTATTTAGCTCAAGATACTATTTTTGAAAAAGTAGAGAACACAGCATACAATGATCCAGACGCAGCAGTATATGGTCAAGAAACACCATACCTACTTAAACTTAAAAGAGTACCTCGTCGATTTGTAGCAAGAGTAACTGAAACGGGATTGGAAGTTCAATTTGGAGCAGGCGTATCCTCATCACCAGATGAAGAGTTATTAGCAACTCCTGAGAATATAGGATTAAAACTACCAACAGGAAAGGATGATATTGATGTATCAATTGATCCACAATCTCCTATATTTACAACCGCTTATGGAATTGCACCGTCAAATACAACATTAAAAGTTACCTACTTAGTTGGTGGAGGAATAGCTTCTAATGTTCCGAGTAATACAATCACAGAGGTAGTGGCATCAAATGCTAATACAAACAATTTTCCAACAGCTACTGGGACATTAAACGCAAATATTCTTAATTCTTTAGCAATTAATAATGCAACCGCAGCGATGGGTGGACGAAGTCAAGAAACGCTAGACGAGATAAGACAAAACACATTAGCACAATTTACATCGCAAAATAGAGCTGTAACAAGAGAGGATTATATTGTAAGAGCTTATGCTATGCCAAACGTATATGGAAGCGTAGCTAAAGTATTTATTACTCCAGACGAGCAAGCAAATATAGGAACATCAGAAGTTCACGATACAGTAGCCAATCCATTAGCTATGAATATGTATGTGTTAGGCTATAACAACTATAAGCAGTGCATAACAGCAAACCGTGCAATAAAAGAAAACTTAAAAACATACTTATCGCAATATAGGATGTTACAGATAGTATTAATATACGAAATGCTTATATTATTAATATAGGAGTTGATTTTGATATTATACCACTACCAAGTATTAATGCAAATGAGGTAATATTAAATTGCATTACGCTACTAAAGAGCTTCTTTGAGATAGATAAATGGCAAGTTAATCAACCAATAGTGTATGGTGATATTTACAACCTGCTATTGAGAGCAAAGGGTGTACAAACCGTTACTGGTGTACGAATTAAAAACTTAAATGATGAGTTACTTGATTACAGTAATGTAGTGTATGACATAGAGGCTGCAACTAGAAATGGGATTATTTATCCAAGTTTAGATCCAGCAATTTTTGAAGTTAAGTTCCCAGATAACGATATTAAAGGACGCATAGCAACATTCTAATATGATACTAAGATTTTATCCAAAAAAAGACGCAACAATTTATGAAAGGTATCCTCAAAAGAATACAGGATTAGATGCTGTTCTAGAGTTATCAAAATTAGTTGATAATACTAGTAGTTACAACTCGAGAATACTGGTAGATTTTGATTACCCGGCAATGTCAGCTAGTATAGTTGATTTAGGTCTTAATCCTAATAACTTTACTTGGAACCTAAAGCTATACGCTACCGAGGAGCAAGAAATACCACTAGACTACACTTTAGAGTGTTGGGCTATTTCACAGAGTTGGAATATGGGAATTGGCCGATATGGTAATTCACCAGAAACTACAGAAGGTGTAAGTTGGTATTATAGACAGGGACTTACAACTCCTTCAACAGCTTGGCCAACAAGTTCATTCGCAGCTTTGTCAACTGGTTCATACATTACTACGAGAGGTGGAGGAGCTTGGTATACATCTTCGGCAGCATCACAATCCTTTAGCTATAAAGCAGCAGATGTTGATATGGACGTAAGTGCTATAGTTAGAAAGGTGCAATCTGGATCAATATCTTTTCAAGGGTTTATTGTAAAAAAACAATACATAGACGAGAGTTCTTTATCTAGCTTTAAGAGCATTAAGTTCTTTAGCAAGGATACACACACTATATATTCACCAGTTGTTGAAGCAAAGTATAATGAGAGTGTTACAAACTCAATATTACCTAATATAGATACAAATGAACCCTATAATGTTGTATCGGTAAATTTACAATCAGAATATAAAGAGTCTTCAATTCCAAGAATATCCTTTGCAGCAAGGTATCAATACCCTGCACCAACATTTGCAACATCCTCTGCATACCTAGATAGATATAAGCTTCCATCAGGTTCGCAGTATGCTATATATAGTGCTCAAACAGACGATGCAATAATTGATTTTAGCAATTTTACAACCTTGAGCAAGGACAATAACGGAGATTATTTCAGCTTACCCTTGAGTGGATTTCAGCCTGAAAGATATTATAAAATACTTTTAAAGGTTCCAAACTCAGGATCTTATGGCTATCAAATTCACGACAAAGATTGGATATTTAAGGTTTCAAGAAATCAATGAGAAATTTAGATGATACATTAAATGGTGACCTTAACGATAACATTTCAGCGTATACAACGGGAAGTGTAACGTCGTTATTGCCAACAAGTAGTATTAACGAAAATGAGACGTACTACGATTTGATACCAGTAGTATTAAACGCACCACCTATTATTAATGTAAACATCAGCGACGCATCTCGACCAAAGATTAAGTCATCTAATTCGGCAAATGCGTCTGGTCAAAACCTGTATCAATTTCCAGACGGAACTGTAAAAGTGATGCAAGGCGTTACTTTTGAACTAAGAATAGGAGCAGTACAGCCAAATACTCTCAACGTTGAAAATGGTATTCCAGTTATAAAACAGCCAGATCAACAGTTGTCATATGTGTGGAGACACGATGGCGAGGTGATAACATCTGACGAAAGAGTATCATTGCAGAGTAGGATAATAATAGCAAATAATGTTATTAGGTTTGAAAGAATACAACCTTTTTCTGCAGGAACTTACACTTGCGAAATTTCAAACGATATTGGAATTACAACCTCTGAACCTATAATTTTAGAAATTCTCAACCCAGATTTGGATGTGTTTTTTTATAAGAATTTAATTATAAATGGAAATGCAACTGAGGGAATAAGAGGTTGGGATGGAGATGTGGATACCTTTGTGTCTAGAGAGTTAACAAAAAAAGATACAGTTGAGTTAAAAATGCCTAACCGTATTGATTTGTTTGGATATAATATAGACATGATGCACCCACGACCATATCAGATGGAGGTAGGGGTAGTGAAGGGAATAAATTATGAAGAAGACTTTACTAATAAAAATGGAAAGGGTGGTTACTTTTCGCGAGATGTTTATAAATTTGAAAAAGCTGGAGGTAGTTTTTTTGTAAAAACATATCAAGACATAGATGTTACACCTATCCAAGATCTTATAAAAGGAAGTGTTTATGGAATGGATGGAGTAAGAGCTATTTTTGGATGCTATATAGGAAACGCTGTAAGTCAATATATACCAACTAAGGCAACAATCCTATTAGATCAAAAAACTAATGCAAACAACTACTTCATGGGAGCGCCTCGAATTAGCCTTGAGAACTTTCTGATGGCAGGTCCTGGAACTGTGATTGATAGGTGTTATGTTACAATTGAAGAGTACGATAAAGAGTCAAGGTTAATTAGCAGTATATTGCGATCGGATGGTTCATCTTATAGAGAACCAAATACCATAACATTAATGGATCCTTGGACAAAACTAATATCAAAGCACGTTGGAGAAAAGTATTATAAAACTGATGCATACAACCTTGGAGTTACATCTTTAGGAAACAGATACGATGCCACGCTTTTTACAGCAGATGAATTATATCCAAATGTGGACGATAGGCCAACACACGGACAGTATTTGGAATTTAACCGATTAGTGTTAGAGCGTTTGAATCCTAAAACTACAAACATTAGAATAGGTTTAAATTTCTTTACAAACGACTGGAGAATTTTTGACAATGCGGATTATAATGTTACTAACTCAGATCAAATATTCGAAACAATTGGTTGGGAAAAGAATTTTAAAAAAGGAACTTTTGAGCAAAAGGGTGGTGGAACTGATGAGGTGGATTTCATTAGATCGTTTGTTTCTAAAAACACATCTTACAAAGATAAACCTATAACCGAACAAGTACCACTAGCACCACCACCTCGAGTTGCAATAACCGGTTTATCTTTAAGCTTAATTCCCATTCAGCGACAAAAAGCAGATAGTACAAACTACTATACATCTGCCACTTTTAATAAAAACAGTAGACCGCAAGTAACGGTTCCTAGTGCTTTAGATAAAGCAGCAATTTTTGATATAAATGGAACCCTTAATAAAGACATGTTTGTTTATTTTAAGCATGACTCGGATCCAAAAGTAAAGTTTGTTAATAATACATTCTTTCAAGTTAATACAACCTCGATGGTCTTAAAAACCCAGATTCCAGGATTACAATCAACTCCATCAAAATTTCCAGCAATTAGTGGATCAGTGTTTCCTTTTGTAGTAAACGACAGAATATTGGCTTATGGTTTATCCCAATTGGATTTTGAAGGTACTATGACTACTATAGAAAGCAGTATAAAACCGTACAGAAATGTTGTATATGCTAACCCTAGTGGGAGTAATTCATCAATTCCAGCCCTACTATCAGCATCCATTGCAACCGCAGTCGGTGAGTTAAAAGGGCCGGTCACAACACTTAAGTCTGATTTTTTACCATCCCACGATTCTGTAAGCAATAAGTTTGCAAACTGGAATCAAAAGTTTAGATACGTATTACATTACCTAGTTAGAGAGTCAGGCTCAATATACAACGCCCCACCAGAACCAGGAGCTTCAAGTTTAATTTCACTTGGTATTGCAGCAACACCTATTAATCCAACCAACAACCCGCAATCAACAACAACAACAAATACACCTAGCCTTTATTATCTTTTGGTAGATTTCAAATCGGAAAAGCCGGTTGTGTTGTATAGAGATTCTTCAATACCTAGAGGACCCATTGAAGGTACACATGAGTTCGAAGTAAAGAATTATGGCATAAATGCTTATGGTGAATTCTTCTTTGATCTACCAGACACAATAATAACCACATCAATAGTAGATGGAGGTTTTGGTATTCCTTCAGTCCCAAATTACGCTATGGAGGTAAGTGCATTAGACTCCTTAAACTTTCTAAAAAATATTAGTAGCTACCCATCAGCAAGTTTGTCTAAGAATATCGACAACATGGCTATCAGCTATGCTGCAACGCAACCAACTCAAGAACCAGTAGCTCAACAACAACAAAAGATGCAGTTTATAAAAGACATTGAAGACTATGTGGCTAACATGTCACAAGTATCTCTTGCAGATTTAAAAAGTAAATATCAAGTTGACAGCTTTAAGACGACAATAGAAACTGGCTTAAGTTTACCTGATCCTAAGTATTCAACTACACTTTACGCTGTTAGTATGGCACCACAGATTGGAAATATCATGATAGGATCACCTTTCCGTGGAAAAGATAAAGATGGTACAACTTACACATTAGGTTATCCACGTATAACGGATTCTCAAACTGCTCTATAATGAAAAAACTAACATTACAAATAGGATCAGTTCCAGAGACACAAGAGCTTCGATCAGGAGAGTTTTTCTTAATGCCTGAGAATCCAGTACCACCAGCTATTGTTTCGGACTTAAGTAAAAATATAAGACAAAAGACATGGGTCGAAAGATACGAAGAAGATAGACCTGTATTTTTTGAAATACAACCACAGTTTGAGGTATTTAGTGTAGTTGCTGGTACTATCCTAGAGATGTTTGTTATAGCAGAAGATCCATCATTAGTGGATGCTTCCAATCTTGGAGATGATAGTAATTTGCAGTATGTTTGGAAAAGAAATGGAGCTTCAATTGTTAGCATTAATTCTCTTGAAAATGGAAAAGGAATAAGTGGAATAAGTTATGCAGCAGATGAAGTAAACTCTGATATTGCTGGGACATATACATGTGAAGTATCTAACGCGTATGGGACTACTATATCATCACGAGTTAGAATAGAAATAATAGAACCACTAAAACACCCAATGTTATTTAAGAATTTATTGAAAAACGGATCTTCTATTCAAAACTGGACAACCGATATCGATATAATTACAAGATCTTTTTTAGAGGATATAACACTTACAAGGCATTACGGAAGCTTACCACGATTTATGTATTATGATTTTGATGCAGATAGAGTCATAGGAGAAGTCCCACAAGATTTTCGTTTTTGCCAAGGAGGCCATAGTGGTATGCTTTATAGTATATTACAGAGTTGGTATAAAAAAGATAAAGACCTTTACAATATAAAAACAAATAGTAACCCAGACGTTGCGTTAGAAGGTTGGATGTCTTGGCTACTAAAAGGTTACCCATCGCAGATTGTTCCTAATGAGGATTTAGATAATTGGAAATATGCAGGTTTCTATCCAGGATTAAATTGGATTGATTCTTACAATAAGAATAAAACTAGAGTTATAGGCTTACAGAGTGAGGCAGAAAATCAAGTTTTAAGCTATATTACTAGAGATAAAATTAAGTTCAAAAAAAACGGAGGCAAGGAAGTATCTACTTGTAATCAAATAATAGATATTTCTAGTATCAGCCAAATGGTGGATGGCAACATTACGGGAATGCAGCAACTTAATGCTCAGTTTTTTGCTTATGTAGGAGCAGGTATAACTGGGTATAAGATTAAAGCAACAACGGTAGCAGGCGAAAAGATATTTAATTGGTATGTATTAGACCCTGCTGACTTTTTTGATAGACTCAAGACTAGCAAAGATAATCGCCCAAAACTTATTGAAGGCAGTGTAATAGAGATTATTCCACTAATGGAAGATGCAACTCAAATATCAATTATAGCTAAAAACGATAACGATGTGGAGAAGTTGAGAGTTGATTTAGACGGTCCAAGTGTAGCAGATGTATTTGCTATTAAGGAAAAAGCACAACTACCTTTGACGTGGTATCCAATATTTGATATGTTTATAACAAACAACAATCCAATAAAGATATTTGGACAAACCTACTCAGACACAAACGCACTACTAGAGTTAATGTCACCAAACACTGACACACCTAGCCAAACTATAGCAGGATATACTTACAGATTAAAGTTAGAAAACTTTTCTGGAGGAGCAAGCAAGCGAAGAAGATTTAAAAACGTATTAAATGATGTTGATATTAATGATACTATTGGAGAGCAAATAATAGTATCTAATGGAGAGATTGATTTAACACCCTATATTGCTAGAAAAGAGCGAGATGGTTATGATAGAAAGGACTTTGCTCCAACAACTCCAACGTCTGCAGATTTGTGGTATTATAAGAGAATAGGAGAGCACTATTTGCATATTCAAAGCTTATTACAAGAAATTGATTCCGACATCAAGCTTAAGATTATATCAACCCCTATCTATTCAAAACTAAGAGGCGACAATGAGCAGACTAGAATTGACCAAACTAATGTTAGTAATTTAGATCAAAACGCAGCTTTCTTTATAAAAAAAGTACCATATAAGGATGGTGGTTCATATTATCCCCAGCAGGCAGCTGAATGGTCCGGTGATACTAAGATAGATGAAAAAAGAACATTAAAAGCATTACAGGATTATGGCGCTGCTGCTATGTTTGCAGTAGGAGCAACTTTTGCGATTCCAAAGTATACAAGGTCAATTCAAGTGGTAATAACTTTCACACACTCATCCGAAGCAATTGATGACGACCAACCAGAAGCAAAAGGATGGACAAACCCAGAAATATATAGAAATGATTTTGGTGCAGGAATGGCTAGTAAGCGTTTTGTAGAGTATGGGTTCCCGCGATGTGGGGTGTCAATGGCAAAGGTATTATTGATGACACAAGAAGCTTCGGTATCAGAAAAATATACCACCTATTACTTGCCACCTTCTGATGCAACTGTACTAGGTTTGAGAAGGCAGAGACTTTATGAAAATCTAAACAATACTTCTCAACCAGGAACTTTCAACTACGAAATATTATTACCAAAATCCCTTCCAGAATATGCGGGAATTGATCTAATTAGTCTAAGTAAGGTATCTGAAGCTTATGAGCTTGGTGTTCGTGAAAAAGGAAAAGATGCACAGCCAACACCAACCACAGAAGAACTTGACAACTTTGCAAGAAACATCATCACTATAGAAGATGCTAGTCCAGATCGTGAAGAAAACATTGTAACTAATCCACCTATAGATGAGGGAGTTAGTTGATATAGAAGTAGATAACACTTGGAGTCAGCAGTAACTTTTCTGCAGACATATTTATAATAAAATCCGTGGCGAAGAAGTCAATACAAAGCATACTAACCATACCTGCAGGTTCAATTAAAGCCATTCCACCAACTTTGGGAGCGAATGGAAAGCCTATAGTACCAACTCCACCGGTCAACTCACCAGTAGTGAAACCCTTTGGAATGGAATCAGACGTGGTTAGTCAATATCCCAATGATGTAGTAATCTTAGATATATACAATGCAGTCAACGTATATCTAGAAACAAATTATAGAGTTTCTACCTTTGTAAAAAAGGGTAATGATATGGAGCTTAACGTCGAGGAGGACGTAAAAAACTTAGGCTACATTTCTGGAAAGTATATTGCAGAGTATAAGTTTCATAGAAATTATCTAGGTTCTGGTGATGGACACAAGGTACAAATACAAGAGATAAGTTCAGATGGGTTAGAAGCAAGAATTATAGCAATTCCCAGCAGTACAATCAACAACCCCAGCTATCTAGACTTTTTCTCATCAAAGCTTTTTGATTTACCAAAATCTCAAACACTTTCTGATTTATTTTTATTTAAAAAAGGCACTGGCGGAGCTCAAGCTTATAGAGTATTTGATTACATTCAAGATAAGTTTACCCTACCACTTAGTCCTTATTCTATAGTATTAAAGTTTTCATCTCCACTACCAACAACGGTAAGCATAGGTGATCAGGTTTGGATAGCACAACAATTAAGCTCACCTATTACGGATACCATTGTAATGGTTCCACCAAAACCAAAAAGAAATCAAACAATAATCTCAGGTCCAAATTGGGATGTACTAAATAAATTACAAACAACCGTTACAACTCCTTATAAAGATTGGGACGATATACTAACAACAAACACACAAACTACTGAGGGTATAATTAACAGCTTATTGAGTGGATCTCTTATAGAGGGAATTAACTTAAATGTCGATTATAGAAAGTTTGACAATCATATAATATTAGGGTCTGCTGTAGAGAGGTTAGAGAACTTTAAGTATAAGATAAAACTACTCGAAGATTACAACTCTCGGTTAGCTCTACTGACTACCAACCTCATTGGTTCACCAAACAGTGGTGTATCAGCGAGTTTAGCTTTTCAGACAAACGTCATTAATACTCAAACTAAAAAAGCAGCTTTATTGGGTAGTTTTGATTCATACGAAAAATATCTCTATAATGAATCAAGCAGCTACGATAGTAGTAGTTACGGAGAGTTTTATCCATCAACCTGGCCAAAATCAGGTAGCCAAAAACCATACGTTAATTGGTCTGTAACCTCCTCTCAAGTTGAGAATTGGTATACTGGTATATACAGCTCAGCCAGTCTTTATGATAATAACAACGACAAAGCTCTTTACAGATTAACTCCAGCACACATACTAGAAAATCCATCAAACGATCAATATAGTTTGTTTGTAAATATGATGGGTCATTATTTTGATATAATGCTGTTGTATATAAAGCAGATTTCAGAAACAACTGATCGTAAGCAATCTATTTACGAAGGATTTAGTAAGGAGTTAATATATCATGTTGGAAAAAATTTAGGTGTAGATTTTGAAAATGGCAATGTGCTAGAGGAGTTGTGGTCTTATACGTTAGGTACAAATAACACAGGATCACTATCCTCTCAATACGATGCAACTAGTGGTGATAGAACAAGTGAAATTTGGAAGCGAATAATTAACAACTTACCATATCTTTTAAAAACCAAAGGTACTGAGAGAGGAGTAAGAGCGTTGATAAACTGCTACGGTATTCCTCAAACAATTCTAAGAATTAGAGAATACGGAGGTGCAGAACCTGAGTTTAATTCAAAAACAGATTTACAATACGAAAGATTCAACTACGCTTTAAATGTTGGTTGGAATGGCTTACCAAGTGGTGGGCTGGACCCAACTAGGTTAATTAGTATTCCTTGGCAAAAACTACAAAGCAATAGTTTAGTACCAATGGCTGTCCAACTACGAGTGAAGATGGCTAAAGGGGAGACTAAGACACAAACAATATTTGAGGTTCCAAATAGATGGAAAGTACAAGCTTTCCAAAGTGGTAGCGGAAGTTATTTAAGTTTTCAATTAAGTGGAAGTGGTGGCGTTGCAACTGCAAGTATAAGTTCATCTATATATGATGGAACATTCCACAGCATTACACTGCAGCGTAGTGTAGCTAGCGATACAACATCCAGCAATCAAACTTATACATTAATAGCTAAAAAAGTTAACTATGATAAAGTTGTTGCTACTCAAACAGCCAGTTTATTCATAAGCGGATCTAGTGGCTCTTATAATAACTCCTTTGTATCTAATAGTGGTTATCTGTGGATTCCAGGATCTGGATCATTTGCATATGCGCAGTCTAAATCAATGGCTATCTTTACGGGTAGTGTCCAAGAGTTAAGATACTGGTCAACTGCACTACAAAACGCTATTTTAGATAACCATGCATTAACCCCTACTAGCTTTCAAGGAAACACTGATCAAGTGCATACTGGTAGCACTTCAAGTTATTACGATTTGGGTTTTAGGTTATGTCTAGGTTCTGATAACAAGAAGATTAACTACAATACTACAGCGAGTTTATTATCACAACACCCTAATCAATACTTATTAACCTTTAGTGGAAGTGCAGTAAAGTCTGGATCTTTTTATAGATTTACCCCAATTTCATCAGGCTCTCAGTATGAGCCAATAATTGAACGACACTCTCTAGAGTGGCCTGACTTGGGTGGCAATAGAAGCATTGGCACTAAGATTAGAATTGAAAGCACAACTACAGCAGGAACAACTGAGTTGTGGAGAGACAACAAATCACAAAGAAGCTTGTCAGATACACAACCACCTGACAGCTCTCGTTTAGGAGTTTATTTTTCACCACAAAATGAAATTAACCAAGATATAGCAGAACAATTTGGTGGAATAAGTATTGATGATTTCATAGGTGATCCAGGTTATTTATCACTAGACACTTACCCAGCTTTAGATAAATTAAAGTGGGAGTATAGCCTTAAATTTACGTCAGGAAGAAATAACGCTCAAAACTATATTAGATTACTAAAACACTACGATGCTTCATTATTTCAATTAATAAAAAAGTTTGTACCATACAGAGCTAATACACAAACCGGTTTAGTAATTGAACCAACTATTATTGAAAGAGCAAAAGTTAGAACTACAGTACCTTCATACGAGGCATTACACTACAGTTCTTCTATTAACATAGGACCAGATGCAATATGGACTCCAGGTGGAGCTATACAAGATGGTGACGGTGAACCTTTCAGAGACCAACCAGGTACATTCAATAATGGATACGTTCCAGAAGGAAAGATTGGCGGAGACGAGGGTGACTATATTAAATTGAGTGGAGAGGAGCAGCGTATATCTGAATACAACGATATTATATACTACCCAACATACAATTACCAAGCCCCAAGACATAACATAGATATGATCCCGGACTTTGGTGCTCCGGTAATTGACTTCGTTGTTATAGATGGAACCGACATCCCACTATCACCGGCTTTTGGTGATAGCTATGCAAATGAGTTTAACCGATTAGGATTAGACGATAATCCATCTACTAGTGGAAGTATGGCCGCTCAAGTAGATCTAGGTATTTCTCAGTACGGACGAGATACAAGAGTTTTAGGTTCACAGTATGTGTTTATGACTTGGGCAACAAGTGGAAGTGGATCAACACATTCAGCACCATTTATGGTGACTAGTAGCCATTACGCTTATAGTGAAGTAATTAGCCCAACTATACTCACCTCTAGATATAGTGAAATATCAAATGATAACAATGACATCTATGGTTTAAATGTTTTTGCAAATAGAGCATTTACTGGAAGTTATGCGTTAGAGACTGGATCAACTATATTCACAGCATCATTAGCATTCCAAACTAACCTTTGGACTTCACAATATGGCTTACGTATATCTAGTTCATTTACATCTAGTGGAGCTACGTACGGAAGTAGTGTTTATGGATCAACTACATATGGTGCTGGCTCTTTTAGCATAAGTCAAACCGGACTATTTCATTGGAGAATGAATAACACAAAAGGCTTATACTACTATAGCACGGCAGTAGGACAGAAAAACTCAGGCTCTGCAGCAATTCACGCTTTTTATTATGAGCCAAACCAGAAACAAACGCTAGATTATCTATACGATGTTAGTATTACATTAAATGCGGTTGCAGCAACTGGATCAGTAGTTTTATACTATGGTAGTTTTGATTCTAAGTATACTCAGGAAATACCAATGCCAAGTATACCAACAACATACACATATAGAACTAAGGCTGACGGTAATGCGTTAGGAATACTTATGAAAGTGTCAGCCTCAACAGCAGGTGGAGGTTTAGAAATAAGAAATCTAATAGTTAACTCAGTAAATTATAGAGCAGAGGTTCAAGATTTTCACTTACGAGATAGTTATGGTATGAGGAATGCTCGATACGACGGATGTAAAATGACTTCAACAGACTATAATGTTGATAGTACAGATACGGTAGATGGAGGTCCAGTAATAACAATAACAACAGGAAATGGAAATGAATTTGTTTCAAATCCAAATCCTCGAGGAAACTTTCAAATTAGGTAGTTTTCTAAATACTAACATATTTATATTAAACCAATAATAATACATACACGTGGGATACTTAGATAACACAACGGTAACAGTAGACGCAATACTGACAAACAAAGGACGTCAACTTTTAGCTTCAGGAGGAAGACTAAATATCGTAAAATTTGCACTTTCCGATGATGAGATTGATTACGACTTATGGAACCCAGCACATACTTTAGGAACAAACTATTACGGTGCTGTAATAGAAAACATGCCAGTATTAGAGGCATTGCCAGATGAATCACAAATGTTACGATACAAGCTTCTTACTTTACCAAAAGATGTAATAGGTATTCCAGTAATTAGTGTTAACCCATCAAGCATTTCAATTACATCCTTAAAGCAGGCAGTAACTATATCACCAAGCACATTAAATTTAGCAGGTGGTAATGATGGTGCTGGATACACAGCTATATTAAGCGATGACACGGTAGCTACTTTAGAAGTTGCTCCTGATGGAACAGTTGCTAAAGCTCCACAAACAGCTCTTAACGTATCTAATGCAATCACGACTGTTGCTGATGCTAACTTAGCAAATACAGCGGCTAACTTTATTGATGATGAAGTAACAGGAATGACAACAGCTGGAAAAACAATAACAAAAGTAGGATCTAAATTTATCATCAAAGCTAAACCACAAGCAGGAACAACTATTAAACGAGCATTGTTAACTATCGTAGGAAACGAAACTGGTGGATTTAAGACTATATCTATTACAGTAGATCCTGCTCAATTTTTAACACTAGACATTCAAACAGCAGCACCATTAAATAAATAATAACCCATGGCAGAGATTTTCAAGTTCTTTACACAAGACGATATCGTATCAGGCGACATTCAGACTATATCACAACCAATATGGTCTGAGAATATGAACCCATACTCACAATCGTATGCTAGTGGTATAGGCTTCTACACATCATCAACTCAATTATCACAATCTGGTGATTATTTCATGAACATATACCACCGCAATCCACAGTCGGATGCAAACGCAGCAGTGCAATTTGCGATCGCTTATGGACATAAGAAAGGTAGTGGGTCTTATGGTGATCCAAATACAACTGGACAAAATGTAAACGATACTCCAACAAGAGCAATCTACTCGCAATATAGAAATATGCTTCTTCCTCCAACGGATACAGCATTTACGTTTGGTGTAGATACTCCGGATGATATTGTAGTAATTAACGTAGCACGAGCTCGCTTCCGTCAAAAAGTAGATCCAGGAAACTGGGAATTGCGTTTGGGAAGTGGATCTGTTTCCTCTACATGGAATACAGCATTTAGGACGTTTATTGATGCTAGTGGTCAAGGAGATACTCCAACAATTAACGAAGCAGGACGAGTATTTGGAATCTATAGTGGTTCGGGAGGTGTAACAGCTTCTTCAACACAATATGGTTTATTCTACCCAGATCAAGGTGTATTTATCTTTAATGCTGCAAGATTAAAAACCGACTTAGGAATGGCATTTGACAGCCGATCAGCTGATGCATTAGATAATATTCCATTACAACCAAGAAACCACGTAACTATGTCAGCTCGTATTTCTGGTTCATCTTACTTCCAAGCAAGAAGCGAAGAAAAAGTAACATCTACTCACTATTTTGTGAGAATTACAAACAAGCAATTTAATTTCTCTAACAATCCAACATTCGTAACTGGATCAAACGGAACATTCTTACACGCTAGTATGGTACGTAACCCGAGTGTTTACGTTACTACAATTGGAATGTATGATACAATTAATAGACTTGTTGCTGTAGCTAAATTAAGTCGTCCTTTATTGAAATCTTTCAATCGTGAGGCATTAATTAAGGTAAAATTAGACTATTGATCTAAACACTAAAACCACTCTTTGGATAGTATCCACTGATAGACCCTCCAGCAATTGGAGGGTTTCTTTTTGCAATGATATTTATAGGTAATGGCAGGAGTATTTAAGAGTCTAGATAAATCAGACGTACGCATAACACCGTTTAGAACGTATAAGCTTTGGGCTGATGTTATACAAAATAACCTCAGTGGATCAGTGTATACAGTATACCAAGCAAACTACAACCCACAATCTAATTACCTTCAAGTTGATCCACTAAATGATTCTTTTGATCAAGGTAATGCACACTTTGAGCAATACGAATTAACCACAGCTAACGGTAAATATCAAAGAGTAGTACATAAATCAGTAGAACATTTATACTATAGAGATTTTTATACAAACAATAAAGCTTCGTTTGGAAGTGGAAACATTAACACGCAGCTGAGGTATCTTGAGGATCAAGCTCAAATTGTAAGTATGCCTCAATCTAAATTTGGAGAAGCAATACTTCCAGGCTCTGTATCAATGAATATGAGTTGGTCTTATGCAGTTAATAGTGGAAGCTTATACAATACCTCGTCGGTCACTACAGCAAGTGGAGTTTGGGTAGTTCAAGATGACTTTCATGGCAATCTAGTTATATCTGGAAGTGGTTATTATTCACCATATGGTCAGTACATTGGAGGTGCTTATACAAATTATACGTCCTCTGTAACAAAAACTCCAGTTGGAGAGTGGCCAGTAGATACAATCTACAAGTATACAGATATTGGATCAGTTGGATTTACTAGTAGCTTTAACAGGGGTGACTGGCAAATGGAAACAACATACAACAATGTTAGCATTTATTTTCCAACTAGCTCAACATACCCCTCAGCATCTGCAACAGAGTTACTAGGAGCACAAATGAAGTTCAATTCAGCTAATAGCTCAAGCCTAATTATAAAGACAGATTCAGTTTCGGAATACAAAGACTTATATAACTTTCAAAACAAACCGTTCTCGGTAAGCATGCTTGTTAAGCCAATGGCATATCCAACACAAGCGTCCGGAGCTATATTATTATCAAAGCACGGTCCTGCTGAAGAGCTGCAAATAGATCAAAACGGTAATGTATTTTCACAACCAGTAAATAATCAATTCCCATATAGACTAACCTATACGTCCGGGTCACGCAAGATTGCTTTTGAGCAAGGTGGTGGACATCAGGGTATATTTTCAGTAACAAGTAGCGTAGCTTTGGATATTGATACGCTCTACCATGTAGTAGCTACTAAGTCTGGATCAATGGTGAGCATTTATGTTAATAGCGCTGTGAGTAGTTCGGTAAACTCAGCAATAAGCTCACTAAATGATAAAGACTGCATAAACCTAGCAAGCACTTACATAGGTAATTCATATAAGCAAACTCAAGGTTTTGATGGATATATTGATAATATCAAAATATACAACAAACTACTAAACCAAACAGAAATAAATATACTGCATCATACTCTAGGTGTTGGTAATGTAAATGTTGGTAATGTGTTTTACAATCACGGAGTAATGGGTTTAACTTCTATTCCTTCTCGATACGCCACCTTTAACACTATTGAGACAAGAGGTACTCACACTATTTGGGAAACAGAAATATCTTGCACTATTGGACCTGGCGAATTTACAAAAAGTACTAATCCATCTTTGCAAGTTTATGATCCAAACCAAAATCAATACGTATTTAGCTCATTTGCTACCTCTTCTGATTTTTCACCATTTGTTACTAGTGTAGGTCTATATGATGACTACCATAGACTGGTGGCTATTGGAAAGCTTAGCACACCAATACAATTACCAAATAATACAGATACAACTATAATTGTAAGATTCGATAGATAAGTTATGGCAAGAAAGGTTTACACAAAAAGGCAAGCAGCGGTAAAAGCTGGCTACCGAAGTGGTCTTGAAGAAGACTTAGACAACACACTGAAGGCTAGAGGTGTTGATGGTGAGTATGAAAAACATAAAATAAATTATACAAAACCAGCCACAAGTCACACATATACTCCTGATTTTAGATTACCTAATGGAATTTATATAGAAACAAAAGGTCGCTTTGTGTTAGCCGATAGACAAAAGCATTTACTAATAAAACAACAAGCTCCACATTTGGATATTCGATTTGTATTCCAAACCTCTAAGGGTAAAATAAGAAAAGGATCAAAAACCACTTATGCAGATTGGTGCATTAAGTATGGGTTTCTTTATGCAGATAAGGACATTCCAGCTGAATGGTTTGTATAATCAATAAAAAATACGTATAGTTACTGCATGACAGTAAGTGTAGCACAAGGAAGAAAATTACTTGACGGATATCTGGGATCAAGCATTCCTCATAGAAATGGAGAGATGAGTTACCAATGCCCGTTCTGCAACCACTATAAAAAGAAATTACAAGTTAATCTACATACACAAAAGTGGCATTGTTGGGTTTGTGACGCAAGAGGTCAAACGGTTTCGTCACTACTTCGCAAAAGTAATGCACCTTATGAGTATATAAAACAAGCTAAAGACTTATATGGAGACTCTTCAGGCAATTCAAAATCACAGTTCAATTCAAGAGAGCTGGTATCACTTCCAGAAGGATACAAACCACTTTACATTAAACAAAGCACACCTGACTACAGAAACGCACTACACTACGCAATAACAGAAAGAAAGCTAACATTGATCGACATTTTAAGATATCAAGTCGGTTACTGTGAAGAAGGACCATATGCAGGAATGATCGTAATACCTAGCTATAACGGGGATAACAACCTTAACTACTATGTGGGTAGGAGTTACTACCACTCTGCTGTGACACACAAGAACCCACCAGTATCTAAGGACATTATTGGGTTTGAAAATCAAATTAACTGGAAGGAGCCTATTATATTAGTTGAGGGAGCTTTTGATGCAATAGCAGTAAAAAGAAATGCGATTCCGTTGTTTGGTAAGAAAATTATGACTACATTAAGAAGTCGTATACTAACAGAGAAGGTAAAGAAAATATACATTGCACTAGATGTTGATGCCTTTGCTGATAGTGTTAAAGAGGTGGAGTACTTTTTGAATAATGGAATAGAGGTTTTCTTAGTAAAGCTTCCAGAAAAGGATCCAAGTGAGATTGGTTATAAAGGAATGATTGAGGTAATCGCCAATGCAAAGAAGGTAGATTTTTTTGATTTAGTGAAATTTAAAATGCTTTTATGATAAATAAAGTAAAGTGTGCAATAAAGGAAGTTGACCATATATTCCATATAGCAGACGTCCATTTACGTAATTGGAAAAGACATAAAGAGTTTAAGGAAGTTTTTGATAAAGTATTTAAGGCGGTAGATGAACTACCACCTAATTCTATTATCACAGTAGGTGGAGATATAGTGCATGCCAAGACAGATATGAGTCCAGAGCTTATAGAGATGGTATCTTATTTATTTAATGGCTTAGCTAGTAGGCTACCTACAATAGTAATTGCAGGGAACCATGATGCAAATCTAAATAATAAACATAGATTAGATGCATTAACTCCAATAGTTAAGGGATTGGATCATCCTAATTTATTTTACTTACGCAACTCAGGGTTGTATGAAATTGGGGATATAGCGGTAAGTGTGATGTCATTGCTAGATGAACCAGAAAAGTATATTACTTACGACAAGATATCTAATCCAGAAAAGTATAAAAAGCTAGTAGCGCTTTATCATGGTACAATAGCAAATAGCCGAGTCGATAGTGGTTTGATGTTGGCTCACGGTTTAGATTGGAGTGTCTTTGCAGGATTTGACGTTGTACCTCTAGGTGATATTCACAAGCGACAAGTCCTATCAAAAAACAATCCAGCCATATTCTATCCTGGATCATTAGTGCAACAAAACTTTGGAGAAGTGTTCGAGGATCATGGATATGCTCTAGTCGACTTAACAAAGGATGAAATTGAATATTCATTTCACGACATTGCAAACGACTATGGATATTACACTTTAGATGTTGTTGACGGAGAAGTACCACAGAACTTACCCATCACTTCTAAAACAAACTTAAGAGTAAGAACAACCAACACAGATCCTGCTCAACTCAAAAGAGTACTAGCTACGATTAGAAAAGAGTATCGAATAAAAGATGTAATTGTACAGAGATTAGATCGCAATTCAGACGGAACTGCATCAAGTTTACTGGGTGATAGTATTAATCAAGGAGATGTGAGAAACGTACAGTATCAGAGCCAATTGCTAACAGAATATCTTTTAGCTCAGGGAATTGACGACGACATGATTGCAAAGGTTCTTGAGATAAATAAAAAGCTAAATCAGGAAATTAACCTTCCAGAGATGGCACGTAACGTAATATGGAAACCAAAGAAGTTTGAGTTCAGTAATATGTTTAGCTACGGGGAAGACAATGTAGTAGACTTTAGTACCAAGCAAGGTACTTGTGGTATATTTGCTCCCAATCATGCAGGCAAGTCGGCAGTATTAGATGCTTTGTGCTTTTGTTTATTTGATCAATCGTTTAGAGCGAGTAAGGCTGACCAAGTACTTAATCGTAAGAAAGATGACTTCCATTGTAAGTTTAACTTTGAGTTAGGAGGTATAGACTATTTTGTTGAAAAAAGAGCTACAAAGTATAGAAGTGGACCACTTAAAGGTAAGCTACGTGTAGATATAGACTTCTGGTGTATTAACTCAGAAGGAGAACGTGTATCGCTTAATGGTGAACAGCGACGAGACACATCAACTAACATACAATCTTACGTTGGAACTTTCGATGATTTTATCTTAACAGCACTATCCCTGCAACAAAATAATTCTAACTTTATTGATAAAACTCAAGGAGAGCGTAAGGACTTGTTAGCTAATTTTTTAGATGTAACTATTTTTGATTCGCTTTGTGATTTAGCAAACAAGAACAACAGAAAAACAGTTATATTGCTAGAGGAATACCAAAAGCAAGACTTTGAAACAAAACTAGGAGATGCAGAGAGGTCAAAGGAGTCTTATGAGAAAAAGCACGAAACAGCTGCTACAGATCTTGAATCAGCACAGCAATGGATGCAAGACCTAAACGACAAGTTATTAGAGCTAAATAGGGAATTACAACCATGCCAGGGTGAAGGATTGGATTTAAAGGATCTGGAAGGTGACTTAGTTGATTCACAAAATTCATTAGTTGAGTGGGAAGATAAATATAAAACAAGCCAACAAACTTATAAAGAGTTTGAGCGTGATCATTCCGCAAAATGCTACGAGATAGAGCAAAAAAAGAAATCCTTTGATACAAACCTCTACAACGACTATCAATCCGAAGTTGGATCCAAAATTATGTTAGATAAGGAGTTGGATACTCTAAAGCTCACTATTAAGAATAAGCTTGAAAAGCTCGCTAAACTCGACAAACATGAGTATGATCCTAATTGCTCTTATTGTACATCCAATGTATTTGTTCAAGACGCAATGCAAACTAAAAAGGAGTTAGAAGAGGATAAACAAACAGTAGGTGAGTTTCTACAAAAGCGTCAAGATTGTGTCAATTTTATCGAACAAAACTCGTTTATCCAACAGCAGGCTGATGAGTTGACCAAACTGCTAGACGAGAGAGCTCAACTAGATTTACAGCGTACTACAGCGAGTGTTGGGTTGGAACGAGTAAGAGCATCTTGCGATAAGCTTAAGGCACAGATTAAGGATATTAAAGCAGACATTAAAGTGTACAATGAAAACACTACAATACTTGACAACAACAGACGTATCAATGATGAGATTAGTCAGATCAACAAAGAGAAGAATGTACAGTCTATAGCTGTATCCAAGCTAAATAACACAGTAAAAGACTACCATGCTAGGATACAAGTTGCTGAGCAAACAATTAGCGAATGCTTGAAGACAATTGATCACATGCAACAATTAGTAGAAGAGCAAGTTGCTTACGAGTTATACTCAAAAGCAATGTACAAGGATGGTATTCCTTATACTTTAATTAGTAAAGCGGTTCCCTACATTCAACAACATACAAATAATATTCTCAATCAAATCATTGACTTTACAGTTGCACTAGAAACAGATGGAAAAAATATAAACGCGTTTATTTGTTATGATGACGATAAATGGCCTCTAGAGTTGAGCTCAGGGATGGAAAGATTCATGGCCTCCATTGCAATAAGAATAGCACTAATCAAAATTACAAACTTACCGAAACCAGACTTTATGGCAATTGATGAGGGACTAGGAGTTTTAGATAGTACTAATCTAAACTCAATGCACACTCTATTTACTCACATGAAAGATGTATTTAGATTCAGTTTGGTAATCTCACACATCGATGTAGTAAGAGATATGGTTGATACAATCTTAACAATAGATAAAAAGGACGACCACAGCTACATATCTTGTTAGGCCATATTTATAGTATATGAGCTTATCATCTTTTTATAAAAAACCACAACCGAGAGGCTATAGCAATAGTAAGTACTATATTGAAGATATTAGTGCATCCTCTCCATATTATTTCAATATACAGCAATTCCCTTCTGTAGTTGGAGGTGGCAAGAGTGTTATTGTAATAAAGGGTAACGGAGACAATCTTAGACTCAACTCCACTATTGATGTAGAGGTAATTGACGCGAATGGGGATAATGTTTTTGTTGAAATGACCAACTATATTGATCGATTCAATAATTACTACATCACATTTGAAGTATATGACATAACAGCAAAAGGACCTGCTACGGTGTACCTAGTTGGAGAAGCTTTAATTGATGAAAAAGGAGATCCAATACCAGTAGAGTATCAAGGAAATTATAATGTAAGGTGGTCGGGCAACACTATGCTATTACCTTTTGAGAGAAATAATGCTGACCTATATTTTGATAAGCCACCATCTGTTAGTATAGTACAAGTCATTACTCCAGAAAGAGCTTTAATATCAGAAGCCTCAGGATCTGCAGGATCAGCTTACCTAGTGTATACATCAAGCAAAGACGACTACACTATACAAACCTCAAACTTTCAGGGATATGATCGGGATTTCTCAACAAGTACTGAGATATTAGATACTCGTTTACAATCTATATTGGCTAACCCAAACCAAAAGCCATCGACAACTAATACCATAAACTCTTCACTAAGAAGAGGTGTTTCTGATATTGAAAATGGATATCTTAAGGAACAATCATCACGATTTGGAACAATAGTAACTTCAGCCTCCGGATCAATTAAAAAAGACTTCTTAGGAGCTACATTTAACTTCTTCAGTTCAGAGTCATCTCCTAAAAATTTATATCCAGCTCTACCAGTAAGTGCTTCTGTGTCTGGAAGCGTTTATGATCAATTAGCTATGTTTGAAGCTAACGTTGTTGAGGTAATAAGCAGCACTCAAATGGTGCTAAGTAAACCCTTATCGGTAGTAATGTTGGACACAAACCAAAAGAGTAAAAATTATACAACTACTTTTAATTATAAAAAAGCAACCAACTTCACAGGTAGTTTAACATATTTACCTAGTGATGGTGCTTTTGTTACAAGTTCAACGGTTAGCCAATCATATTTGGAAACAACCTTTTCAGATCTTAAACCAATAAGTGGTGAGGTTTATAGAATCAAAACATACTACAAAAGAGGTATTGCAACCGGTGAATATAAATTGATATATGATCATGTTGTATCCCCAGTTGAGTATTTAACAGATGCAGCTTATCCTAATCAAACATCATATGCAAAACATGATTCAGATTATAGACTAATTGGACATTTTACCACCGATGATATTATAGATCATTATTGGGATTTTTATGTAGAAACTTCAAATGCAATATACATATCACCAACTCCAAACATAGTAAGCTCCTCATTACACGAAAGCATTCCAGTAAATGCTAACTATAGCCAATCTTACCTAGCTACAACAAAGTACAATCAAAATTACAATGCTAACCAAATATATACTCTCAGCTGCTTAATAGCAATGGATCCTAACACAGAGGTGGAGGTGTACATGAATAGTGAGCCAGTGAGTACAAATACATACATAGCCTCATCCTATCCACGAGCTTTTTCTAAAACAATTAACAAAGAAAAAGATAGGTATGGTGATTCTTTTAATCGATTTGGAAAGTACCTAGGAAAAATAATTAACGATAGTAATAAAGCAAAATATTATGGTCGTGTTGAGTTTGATTTTTTAACAGATAATGATGGATTAGGTAGACCTTTATTCAGAGCTAATACTATAGATAGAGTAAATACAACTGGAAGTGCTTATGTGGCAGAGATAGGCATTAAACCACTAACAATGAATGGCTTTTCTCCAAACCTAGTTCAATTTTCAATTCCATTTAACAATGAGATAGATAGCATTTTATCACTATCTCAATCTTTAGATTTTAAAATAGAGTATTTTGATTACACGGGAAAGCAGTCTGAATACGTTACAAATATAAATGATTTGGTTGTAAACTTAAAGGGTGAAATACCATCCAATACATGCCAAGCAGATACAACCTACTTCTACGCACTAGGAACAACCGAAAATTATTAACATGGCACAAGCAGGAGTATATACACACGCATTTGATTTTTATTATAAATGGATTCCAACTGGGTCAGGAGTAATCACAAATTTATCTTGGAGTCAGCATTACGTATACGTCAATGGTACTACTAAACCAAATGCAGCAATGTCAGCTTCATGGTACAACTATCCTCCTTTTGGAATACCAGCAGCGACGGGTAGTATATTAACAAGACACACCTCATCAATAACAACTAAAGATGGAGCATTAGCTTGGGGTAGCGCAGCAAGTGATTTTTTATGGAATGTGTTAACACCATCAATGTCATATATACAAAGCAATGATACAATAAGATATGACACCACTTACAGGTTTACTTATAATAGCGAGAGTTTAAATTATAAAGAATTTAAGATTATTGGATCTTCATTTGGAGTAGCTACGTATCCAATAACATCAAGTTGGATTGCATACGAACCAAGAATGATCAAGATTGCTTCAGGATCAACAAGTGTTGGTTATAGGATAAGAGGAGCTGGAACTGCTTACTTTCCAGCAGATGCACCAACTACTACACTTAATCCAGTATACAGTCTACCAAGCATACACACATCACCAACAACAACTTACCCAGTAGTAGGACAAAATCCTACTATGATAACCTATGGAGACAATAGTACTGGGTCAAATGATGGAAGATTTTTTGATTTAGCAGGAGGTTGTGGAATAACTAGATCAAGCATTAGCGCTTCCTTAGTTGCATTTGCAGCAAGTGCA